TCGTCCTTCGTGAGCAACATGACTCTTTCAATAAAATCATGCAGGAGAGGCACGCACTTAACTTCGTTGCGCATTCCAAGAGCTCTCAATTTGCTCTCGGCTTTCAATCCTGCATTCAAGACGTGCGTATCCGCAACGTGCTTTATAGTCATAAGTCGTGAGATCATACGTCCCAGTTTTGGGCCGAAGTAGTATGCATTGCCAACCGGATAGAACAGTCGAGCACACAGGTCAACTTGAGACAAATCTCGAGCAACTTTAGACTTAAGTTTGAAGCCAGCACGGTGGAAAAGTCCGACCGTGTGACGTGAGTACAACCAAGGATCTCCCTCAGTGATAGTCAAGCCGTCATCGCCCATGATGAAACAAGCTAGACGTTTGGGACGTAAGCTGTCGGGGGCAGTTTTGTAGGCTCTGTACTTCAAATGGGCACAAACCAAAGTGTTGGTCATCGTTGTGGCTGGATTCCCGGAGTCGAGGACTCCTGGGAGTTTATATGGTTTGAAGCCAGGCACAACTCGCACAAGGACATGAGGTGGGTGTATGGCGCGGGCCACCTCTGACGGTAAGACTTTCTGGTAATACTTGACACACATTTGGAGAGACTCATGGCTATGATGAGAATCCATTTTAGAACAATCCTCAGCGATGAACCAAGGGTCAACGAAGTCAGCAAGCAAATCTGTGAAAAGCTCGCCGATCTTCGTAGCATCCATACCGCTGATGAAATGGAAAGTAATACCCGCCTTTCGACGAGTTGAATTGAAAGTCTCCAAATGTGTCTTCCACTCCTTCGCGAGTGGAATCATGTATGGCCCAACATAAAGTTGGTGCCGACTAGTACCCATAGAAATACATCTAGGATCTTTGTCACCAGGACAATCGCTCTGCACAAGTTCGCGCTTCACAAATTGCGTTCTCCGATTGTCAATCTCATTGTCATGCCAAATGTCATGCTCTCCGTCGATACGTTTGATGAGTTCGCGAAAAGTCCTCTGCCTGGTTTTGGGCAGATGTGCGATGTAGTCCTCTCGAGGTGTTGGGACTACGGGCAAACATGGAAACAGGTCTTCTTCCAATTGATACTGCATGGCGCGGATGTCAGGTGCAGATGATAAGAAGTCTCGAATGGAGTCAGTCAAGATCGCGAATCGATTGACTACCATGAGGTATTTGTTGTGTGTACAATTGCGCGGCATCCACAAAGACACATTTCCAGCATAGATAGGACCGCAAATGGTGTAAGCTCGCTGAGGAGAACACCAAACGTTCTTGTCGTAACCAATGAGTTCCTGTATTCGACTGAGATTCAGGACCCGATTTTCACAACACGTGTCGAGATACGTACGTCCAACCTCGACTTGCGTTTTCTTGCTGAAAAGCCTCGGCAGACCGAGGGCCAACAATAGACCAACCTTGGGCAAGATTCTCTGTAACGGCAAATGCATAACAACACTCTTCGGAAGCATGAGCGGAACAAAGCATGAAAACATGCCAGCAAGGTACAACGGCCATTTTGACTGAACATGCCACGTCGCTTCGGCAAAGGACTGTGGCTGCAAGATAGGCTCGCTGTTCAGTAAAATCTTTCCTCGTTGAAGAAGTTCCTGATTCGGGTTGCGGACAAGGACTGAGTTCGCGGCGTTGATGATGTCTTCCGCGGTGGTTTTATAGTCCATAGTTTCGCAGTGGGATGTCAATCGAGAGATCAATGTTGCACGAGTTGAATCGGAAATTGTCCCTTCGGGAGTCCACTTCATCGAAATGCTAATGCGTTTGGCATATTCAATGAGATCCTTCAGTTCAGGCGTTGTAGGTTTCTTCAGAACGAGCTGGCCGTTTGATTCCACGGATGGATAAACCAACTCTACAGGTCTGTTCTCTACGTTGGTGTTGTGAGGAGATAACAAATCGAACACACAGTACAATTTCTTGTCTGTGGCCGGAATCTTCTCGTCCGGAACTTCGTAGTACCTTCGTTCAAACGCAACACCATGGGACGGATCGCAAAGCCAAGGTTGGGCTTCGTGATGGTATTCAACAATACCAGTCTTGTGATAGATGACTCCGTCAGTAAGTTTCCAGGTGGCCTCTTTGCCAAATTTTCCCTCACCATGGCCAAGATTGTAGTTGTGGCCAATGAGGTATCCTGAGAACTTACTACCAAGAGATGCCAGCAAGGGTTGAGGGAGGTAGTAGTGAACATCCACAAGGACGATCACCACCTTTCTCCCCCGAGCCCATGTTTGCCAACATGTGCAGTGCCCGTCAGCTAAGTGAGCTGGGGTATGCTCGCAAAAGCGTGGGTGTTTCAACTCACGCATTTCGCGCACCTTGAGAATGTCCTTGGCTACAATCACTGGAGCAAGGATCCACACATTCTCCCTGGATATTGAACGACGACTCCCACAAACATCAAGATATACGCAAGGGGTATTCTTGGGGCGATTGAAAAGCCCGCTGAACACGTCATGCTCAGCTGTTCGCCTAGCAGAGGCGAGATTGGGGTGGTCGTGCACGTCGACTGCCTGAACGGTGTGCAGTGGTGCAATCCAAGGCAACTTTGGCACAGCAAGCGTTAACGGGCTTGGAGGCGTAGAAAGTTGGGTGTTCTTGGTATACTTCGGCGCTAACGTGGTCGAAGTCTTCTGCTTATTACGAGCAGGAGGACCCGTTCTACCAGGTCCAGGCTTCACGAATTCCTTCTTGGCTTTGGCTAAGCCAATTTTCCTTTTAACAGGGGTACTCATGAAG